TCTTATATGTATTAACTACTATACTTAACTAAGAGTGAGAGAGCAGAGCTTAGTGTACAATCCACCCTAAGGAGGTGGAGTACAGTTACCTAACTTGTCGTTCGGTCGCTTTCGCTATAACTGCTCAATTGCCATTACAGTGTAATTGAGTTGCAAGTTTCGCATGCTGTAACACGCTGATACCATCATCTTGCTTTCATCCTGATGTGCGCCTTGTACCATCCCCTTTTGCGCTTTATTTCCTTTGCCAAGCGTAATGTCTCCGACAAACAAAGGAAAGGGCCCGAGTGGTGATACTGACCTCGGACCCTTTCTATATAGAGCTCACGATAGAGCAACTACTTCATTTCCGTATCACCGTATCACAAATTTAGTTCTATGCAATAAGTTGGGCAAAAATCTTTCTTACTTTTTTCGACAAAGTTCTGTGAACGCTTATTCATCGGCTTTTTCGTCTTGATAGATTTTATCTATAAGGTCAAAATAAGGATTATTTTACGACTTTTACGACAATTACGACAACTGATTTTTGTGTAAATGAGCTGCATACGTGTACACCACGTGTTTACATAGTTAGCACTACTTTGGTTATTGTTTGGTTATACTTTGGTTATGGTTTGGTTGTACAAAAAGGCTTATTTCTTCAGAAGAAAAGGGCATTTCTTCGGAAGTTATATGTATTTCTTCGGAAGAAATGAGCATAACTTCGGAAGAAACCGCTATTTCTTCGGAATAAATACGAAGAAAAAACCCCGACTCAATTAAGAATCGGGGCACACATTTATCAACCATCATAGTCGCTTCTACTCGACTACAATCTCCTTTTATATATCAGCCAACCAACAATAGCTACAATACCTAATAAGGATAATAACAATACAAGCCATTTAATTTGCTTGAATACGTTCGTTTCGCTTTTTTGCTTGTTTTGCTCGACTACAACGGACTCTTTCTTATCCACTGTATATTGTTCCACTGTAGTTGAGATATTCTTTGTATCGTCCTCGGTGCGCTTCATAGAGGTATTACCTTTCGATGTGGTTTTAACCGTTTCCTTTTTAACGGGATGTTTTCCGGTCTCGGGATTAATTGGCTTATCTGTATCATACTCCGTTGTCACTTCTTTTATTTCCTCGTTTGAGTTCTCATTCTCAACTATGACTACCTTTTTTTCGGAAACAGAACTGTCATTCTTTTGAGTAGTAGAGTTTTGTTCGGTTGTAACGGTATGATTTAGGCTTGACTTGCTACTCCCACACGAACAAACTACACTCATTACCAACATTATGGTAACGAAGAAAATTATAACTCCTATTCTATCCTTCATACTCGAATGAATTAATTCGGTTTAACCAACCGGTCCTAAACTTAGCGTTCGCCGGTCTACGTCTGATTATATCCTCAATGTATGCTCTTCGTGCAACCTGAATGAGGTTGAATAATGTTTCCTGATTAAAGGAGTTGACAGCGCTTAATGTTTTAGGCCCTACTATACCATCATCTTGCAGTTTAAGCAGTCTCTGCGGAATTTTGATTCCGTACATTCCTGATGCCCAAACCCAATCTACCAACACATTAGCGATTGACTGATTAACAATCTTATCGGCTTGCCATTTATCCCAGTACATAGATTTCATGATGTCAAGCCATTGATCGTAAGGGATATTCTTTAGCCTCTCGACTGTAGGCTTAGGATATCCCTTTCTCTTGCAGTAGGTCTCAAAAGTAGAGATTGTAACTCCTATCATCGTTGCGCCTCCTACATCGTCAGGATCATCCGAAAACCCTGTTTTTCGAGCTTTTTCAAAAAGTTGTTCGTTTGTACCCTTGCCGACAATTCCGGCTTCCCATATTAGGATATGAGGTACCAGTAATTCAATCTTAGCCATTCTTCTTTTCTTTAGTTCCCGCTATTGCGGTGATTATTAATGATGCTAGAGTTATGTAGCCCACATGGTTAACAAACCAGTCGGGGAGAGTAATCCCCATTCCTTGAAAGGTCAGCCACGCACCCGGCACCGCGGTTGCGATTACGGCTGATATGTTCCTGATCCACTTTGCTATTCTCGGAGTTTCAGCTTTCCACTGCCGAGGTAAGTCTTTGATAAATAGAATGATTTTTTTCATTTGTATTTCTTATCTGCTTTAGTGTTTAAAATTCCTCGTATCTCGACAATATTCTTGTCAATCCGATTAAATAGGTCTTTTACGACCTCCATATCTTCCTGTTGCTTATCTAGCACTTTGTTGCAGTTGTCAATCTGCATCTGCAGCAACTCGATTTTTTTCTCAACGCTGTAAACACGTGCGTCAATAGTGTACCATGCTCCGGCTATTGAAATGACAATTGTCAGTGCCCAACCGATAATGTTTTCTCTCTTCATTAGTCTTCTTTTAGTAGGTCACTGATTCGGTCTGCTATAACCGTGTTTTTCATCTCTCCTTCAAGTTGCACGCTAGACAAGCTAGGGATAACAAACTTGCACGATTCTAAAAATAGTTTTGCTCGTTTATACGGATCATCAATTGCATCTAGGTCCTGTTCAAACCTATCAAAGCGCCTAACTACTAAGTGAGTAAACAACTTTCTTGTTTCTGTTGTAAACTTATTCGGAGTTCCCTTTTTGCGTCCTCCGATTTTTTCTCTTTTCTCTTCCATAATTCTATAGATTAATACATATACATCTATGACAAAGTAAATCATTTACATTTGAGGCATTAGTATATATATTAATTCAAAGCTTATGTTAGGTAGTATAATTGGAGCCGGACTTGGAGTCGCAGGTTCAGTATTTGGAGGAATAGCGGCAAGCAAAGCAGCACGCAAACAGGCTAGAATCCTTGCTGACGAGAAAAAGAAAAACGAAGCGTGGTACAATCGTCGTTATAACGAGGACAGTACACAGAGAGCGGATGCACAGTCTGCTCTTAATCGCATGCGTGAAGTTATGCAAGAGCGCAGTCAACGTTCTGCCGGAACGGCTGCCGTTATGGGAACGGGGGAAGAAGCTGCTGCCGCAGAAAAAGAAGCTCAGAATAATGCCCTTGCAGCTACAACATCAAACATAGCCGCACAGGGTGAAGCACGTAAAGACGCGGTGGAGTCTCAATACCTGCAAAGGGATCAGGACCTTAGCAATCAACAACAGCAGGTTCAAGCTCAAAAAACCGCTGCTATATCTCAAGCTATTGGTGGTATCGCAAGTGCTGCCGGTGGGATGGCGTCTAATTTAGATTTAATCTCCTCAATGCCTAAGAAATGAGTACGCTAGATGATATAACAAAAGTAGCCCCTGCGAAACCCGTTATCGCGTCTACTCCGGCACCTGCTCCTAGCCTTGAGATTAAGCCTAAGAGCATGACGGATATCTACACTCAATTGACACGTAAGCCGGATGTAGAGATTGATCCAAAGAGGGAACGCAATAGGGCAATAGTAAGCGCCATAGGTGACGGCTTATCTGCTTTATCGAATCTGTACTTTACAACTAAGGGAGCTCCTAGTGTAGAGCAGCCTAAGTTATCCGAAAAGAATATGGCTAGGTATAACTATCTAAAGGACCTTAGAAGTAAACAGGAGGCTGCTTACAATGCGGGTCTCATGAATGCTATGGATAGAGATTACCAGATTAGCAATAACGAAAGACAGTGGGATTATCGATCTAGCCGAGATCGTGTAGAGGATGATAGATATAAGGACAATTTATCGCTATCAAAGGAAAAGCTAAATGCAACGGTTGATCAGAATGCGATAATGAACGCTCTTAGAGCTGCTGATCTAGAAAGAAAGTCTGCATACGATAGAGAGAGATTATCAGCCACTAAGAACTCCAATGAATTAGGATGGGCTAATTTATCAGAGAGTAAACGGCACCATAACTTAATTTATAAAGTAGGTAAGGAAAAGGCCGAAGCTAAAAAGGATATAATCACTGTTTACGAGCGCGACGGTAAAACTAAGAAGGTGGACAGAAGACTTCTCACGCCTGAGAACATATCTGCTTACTTACAAAATGCCGTCAAGGTAGACAAGCAACCATTTACCAAGGAAGGTATCATGCAGTCTCCTGCAGCAAGGAAGATGGCCAGAGATATAGGAGAGTATATGAAACAGGAAGATGATGTTAAGTTTACTCCAGATGTAGATTCTTTATTTGATTGATATGAAATACAAAGTAATAATAAACGGAGAAGAGAAAACTATTGATGCGGAAAAATTTAACGCCAATAGAAACGCTATTCTCCAAAAATATCCTGATGCTCAGATCAGAGCCAGAAAGGATGATGTGCCCGGTTATATACCTGTGTCTCAATATGACAAAGCTTCGAAGAGTGGTTTTGTATTTGAGGAACTAGACGATCCTATTAAAAAAGCAGAGCCTATTAAAAAAACAACGCCTGTTGAGGAAACAACGCCCAGACCGTATAGCGCTGATAAGTTTATTGAGGGCAAAGGGAAAGACACTAAAGTAGCCGGAGTGCCTTATAACGTGTGGCAAGGTCTTAAGCCTGAGTCTAAACAGTTCTATTATAAGGATTATGAGAACCGTTTAAAGGAAGAAAAAGCAAAAGCTGATGAATTGTCGGCTACAGACGAAAGGGACCGGTTAATTAAAGAGGGGAATCAAAAAGAGATTGAAAAATTCAAGGAAAGTCCTCTTCTTAGCGCATTAGGATTCGCTTTTACCAATAATCAAAATCCGGAAGTGCAAACTTCCCAAATGGTTATTGATAAATCTAAAGATGTTCAAAAACAGATCAAAGCTGATAGGGAAAAGACCGGGGGTTTTGGCGATGTGGTAAGAGGGTTCAAGGATAATGCAAGCGCTATTGCATCTTTCGGGATAGGGGAAATGGAAAGTAATCTAACTTTGCTGAATGCTGCAAAGAAATACGAAAAAGGAGAACCTCTTTCTAAACCAGAGAAGAAATTGCTTGATGTCGCTGCGTTGGAGGCTTCGGTTAATCAATCTACTGATCCTGGCACAGGTTATCGTATAGGGTATGGAGCTGCTGAAAGTTTAGGCTATATGAAAGACTTTGCGATAACTCCAGGAATGGGCATATTTGGGAGAGCTGCCGTTAGGAGATTTGGAACGATAGCTGCTGAAAAGACTATTGCGCAAATAGCAAAAAATGCAGCTCTTAGAGTAGGTGGTGATGTAATAGGTGCTATGGGAATGGCTTCTACTGTTCACGCTCCTAGGGTATTTGGAGATGCTTATAATAGAAACTTAGGGGATATTACGCCTGACGAAAATGGATATGTAGGTCGAAGCGAGGGAGACGCACCATTAAAAGCTCTTGCAAAAGCTTTTGGTTCTACTGTTGTTGAGGATTACTCCGAGATGGTAGGTAGCTACTTTAAAGCTGTCACTAAACCGCTAGGGAAAGCAGCCGGAAAAGTGGCCGATAAGATAGGACTTGAAAAGGTTCACAAGTTAATTGCTGATGTGCCGGCAAGCGAGTGGGCTAAAACTGTTACCGATATACAGAATAGAGGTCAATTTAGCGGTGTACTGGAAGAGTATGGAGAGGAGCTAGTAGGAACGGCTCTTAACGCTGCCATTGTAGGAGATAGTAAATTTAGTGATCTGGTTGATCCTAAACAGCAAGCGGAAACATTTATGTCTGTAGGCCTCATATCAGGCCTTATCGGTGGCGTTAAGTTATCCGGTTATCGTGGTCCTAAAAGAGAAGCACAGAAAAGACTTAATTCATCTATAAACGAGATAGAATCCGCACTTGGTGAGGTTAAGGCAACCGAAATTATATCTAAACTGCAAAATGCAGATGATACTCAGAAGTCCGTTATTATAGACTCTTTAGATGAAGAAGTAAAACCTCTTGTTAAGGAGTATGTAGCTAGGGAATCTTACCTGCATGGTCTTGAACTCGCAAAAATTAAAAGACGTGCAGAGGGCGAAGTACCTGCAGAACAATTAGAGCTTGAAGATTCTTATGAAGAAGGTCTTAGCTCCGAGCCTGATAATAGTTTCAAGGTTAAGCTGGATGAATCCAAATCAGGTGTCGAGAAGATGGCTGAACGTTTCAATGTTGATCCTGAAACTTTATTTACCGGTCTTGATAGTGGTGATCCTCTGTCTTTGATAGGAGTTGCTTATGAGAATAGTAAGGAAGATGGAGATGCTCTTCTTAATTATTACAATGCTAAAGCTGCTTATGATGGGCTGATTGATGGAGTAAGAGACAACATAGACTCACAGATTGAAAGTCAGAAGAAAGAGATTAAGCGCAGAACCGCAGAGGACGGTAATATATATGATGTTACTCTAAAGACTAGCAATGATGTACATTACAACATCGTAAAGGGCATGCCGGCATTCAATGAAGACGGTACTGTGGATTACGCTAATAGTCCTGATTACGTTTTTTTGCGTGACGATAAAGGCGAGGTAAGGATGGAACCGAAAGATAATCTGTTTAAACTCACTTCAAAACAAGATTCAAACTCTGTATTATCGGAATTGGAAGAGCGCATTCGTATGAGCGAGGCTCAAAAGGCTGCCGATAAGATAGATGGAGTACGTGATTTTCAGATAGGTGAGGCAATTTCAGTTCCTACACCTGATGGACCGGTGAACGCAGTAGTTAATAATGTGTCTGAGGATGGTGTGGAGATACAGACTGAATCACCAATAGATGGTAAATCTGTCATGATCATGCCTAAAAGAGAATTGTCTGATAGGCTGCAACAGGAATTCCCAAAAACAGAAGAAAATACAGAGATAAAAGAGCCTGAAAAAGTAGAGCCTACTACAGAAGAAAGTAGCAATCTGTCAGAAGAAACGCCTGTGATTGATAGCAGGCCGGAAGAAGAGATAAAGCAAAGTGTCACCTACCCTCGTGACAAAGGCGGGTTTATAGATTATTCTAATATTGAAGATTCTACTGTATACGCAAACGCGTTAAAGGAGGAATTTGGTACTGATGCATTGGATGTTGTTAATGAAAATATAAGCGACATTCAGAAGAAAATCAAGAAAGCAGAAAACCGTCCGTCTGCAATAGAGAGAGTGCGTGCAAAGAAAGCCTTGCAGCTTGAACTTGATAAAATGAATCAGGTTAAGAAAATACTTAATCCTATTACCGAGGATGTAAAGACAGATAGGGATTATATTGATTGGGTATTGGATAACTCTGATGACATTAATGAGGTCAAAGCGGCTTATGATGCATCTAAAGAATTCAATGAGGAGCTGCAACCGTGGCAAAAAGAGTTATTGGGAAGAAAGATTTCTCCTAATTCGTTCAAACGTTTTGGTGATAGGAATAAAATTTCAGGTACATTTGCAAAGGGATGGCTTAAAAAGGACGGAGAAGATATAGATGTTCTTGCACAAGAGTTGAGCGGTTTTGGGCGTGAAGTGAGCGAAGGTGATATTATAGACTTCATGCTCTCCAACCCCACAAACAGAGTGAGAACTACTAATGACATTCAACTTGAGCTAAATAAGAAATTTAGCGAGCTTGCCACAAAGGAGATGGGATTTCCTGTCGGAGGTCCTGAATCAAGTACTGGGAAATTATATTTGATGAATAAGGATAAGGAGAATAAAATCAGTCTTATGCCTGCCATCAAAGAGGATATATCATCTCAGGAACAAAGCTATCTTGACGGAATACCCGAAGAGGAGCTATCTAAACTAGCAAAGGCACGCGATGAAGAAATGTTTAACCGCTACTCCGAAGTACTTGATAATGGAATGACTATCGAGGAAATGGAAGAGCTAGAAAGTGAATTATATGGAAATCGAGGAAGTGAAACTGAAATTGTGGCTCCGACAGCTCAAGAAGAAGCTACAGGAGGCGGAGGAGAAGAATTACGATCAAGTGTACAAGGACTCTCTGATTCAAATGATTCAGGAGCAAGAGGAGAAAATACAGAACCTGCACAAGTAGGTCCTAGTTTTGTCGCCCCTGAATTTAAAGATGGTGATCTATTTGATTATGCCGAAAAGGTTGTTAAGTCAAAAGAGATACAAGATGCGGAAAAAGAGGTAAACTCATCTCCGACCGAAGCGCAAAAACAAGCAGGCAACTATAAAAAAGGACATGTTAAGATAGGTCCTTATAATGTAACAATAGAAAACCCGAAAGGAAGCGTTCGTTCAGGAGTTGATGCTAATGGGAAAGAGTGGTCCATCACTATGAATAATACCTATGGGTATTTCAAAGGAACCAAAGGTAAGGATGGAGACCAGATAGATGTGTTTATTGGGGATAACCCATCTCCTAAGACTGTCTATGTTGTTGATCAGGTTAATAACGATGGATCGTTTGATGAACATAAGGTTCTTTGGGGATTTGATAGCGAACAATCAGCAAAGGATGCTTATCTGTCTAACTACGAGGATGGATGGCAAGGATTGGGTAATATAACCGGTGTTCCGGTTGAGGACTTCAATAAATGGGTTGAAAGTTCTAAGCGAAAAACAAAACCCTTCTCCGAATATAAGAGTATTCCCAAGAAAGTCAATAAAGTATCGTTTGGTTTAAATGCGGATAAGTATCTTCATAATCAAACAAACGATAAAGACGTTAGAGTTTTTGATGCTGAAATAGAAGATAATGGTAATGGAACATTTACAATATCTTCCTTGAACAGGATAAAGAGCTTAGACGGTGTTGATGATGTTGTGGATGTTAAAGGTAAAATCCCTTTGGCTGACGCTAAAAATTACAAGGTTATTGAGAAAGGGAGAATAAAGCTTAACGATAATGGTATCTATGAGGTTGTAAGCCCTTTGAAGATAGAGCTTGTTAGTGATTCTGATGTTAGATTCAGGGACGGAAAATTTGAGCGTGAAATTAATCAAGATGAAATATATGACTACATTTCTGAAAACACAGATAATACATCTGAACCGTCTCGTATTCTTGACGAGTTAAAAGATTATTACGGTGGTGAAATTGTGGCCGCTTCGTCTGGCGCAAAACATGCACTAGAAAACGGTATGATACCTTTTGCGGGTTCTAAATATTCAGGAGCCAATGAAGAATATCACCATTTCAGGTTAGAGAATGGAGACATTGTATCTGTACCGTTTAAAGATATAAGATTTAGGGAAGATTCAAGTCCTGCCGTTTCTCCTCAGGAAGAAATAAGGAATACGCTTCAATCTTTATCTGAAAAGATGGGAGTTCCCGTTAAAATGATTAATTCAGAAGAAGTTTCCAACGATAATAAGTCGATGGAAAAACGAATGAAGAATTCAAAAGGATGGTATGATGTGTCATCCGGGGATGTTGTTATAATCACGTCAAACGCAACAAGTGTAAATGATGCTAAACGCACATTCTTGCATGAAGTGGTAGGGCACAAGGGGCTTAGGTCTTTAATGGGAGAAGAGTTTGATTCTTTCCTTGATAAGGTTAAAAAGCAACTTCCTGCCGATGTCAGCAAGGATATGAAAGATAATACAGATGTAGAGGAGTACTTAGCAAGGATAGCTGAAATGGACGAAACTCCATCGTTCTTTGGTAAGATAAAAGCAGTTGTTAGAGAGTTCCTGCGTAAATACATGGATGTCGAATTAAGCGATAACGATGTTAAGTACATATTGTGGACTAGCAAGAATAATCTGGAGAAGAACTCTGTATTCAGGAATGCCGCAAATGAGTCAATGAAAGACAAAATGTTCCGTGATGAAAACAGCGTGGAAGCAATCATTAGAAACGCAAAGCAGGATGGAACGTATATGAAAGCTCCCAACGGTGAACCTACTAAGCTAACCGAAAAACAATGGGCGCAAGTGCGTACTCAGGAGTTTAAGGATTGGTTTGGCGATTGGCAAAATAATCCAGAGGAGGCTTCTAAAGTTGTGGATGAAAATGGCGAGCCTTTGGTTGTGTATCATGGAACTAGCAAACCATTGTTTTATTCATTTGATCCATTAAAAAGCAATCCTGTATTAAGCGGTGGAATGTATTTTTCAAATTCAAAAGATTTATCACAAAAGTTTTCAGGCTCAAAAGGAAATTTATATTCTGTTTTTTTGAGTATAAAAAATCCAGAGAGAAATGGATTTGACGGATCCGGTTCGGATATGTCGCCATCAGAGTATAGAGATGGAGGAATTTTCGTTAAAAGAAAATCTGATAAATATGCAGTTAAAGGAACGAGAGAATATATAGTTTTCAATCCCAATCAAATAAAGTCAGCTACTGACAACGTAGGTAGTTTTGATCCTAACAATCCTGATATAAGGTTTAGGGATGGTGAGAATTATGACGATAAGTTCAAAGGTTCTCTATACAAGTTTCAGGAGTCCTATCAAGACAGCATGTTGGGTCTTAAGAAACTGCAAGAGTCAATAGAGAAAGAGACGGGTAAGATAGAGGACTTCGAGAACGCGTATATTCATGAAAATCAATTATCATCTAAAAATTCCTACGAAGCAGAGTTTTATCACACTAACTTCTTTACTCCGATAGTCAAGGAGATGTCTAAGATATTAAAGGTTAAATCACGTGAAGAATTCAACCAATATCTCATATCTAAGCATGGATTGGAGAGAAATGTTGTATTCGCTCAAAGAGATGCCAGGAATGAAGCAAAAGAAGATACCAAAATAGAAAGGTCTAACCTAGAGTTTGCATTATACAAAAACTTGATTGATAAGCAAGCGTATGATTCTAAGATGTTAGAGATAGACAAAAAAGAGGATAAGGCTTATAGGAAATACTTAGGCGATAAGATGGGTCAAGACTATTCTGGACTATCTTCTATCTATCAAGAAGACTTTGAAAATAAAGCTAAAGAGTATGTAGAATTATTTGAAGCTGATGTTAACACGTCTAGTTTATGGGATAATATTAATAACGCAACAAAAGAGACTCTTCGGAAAACATACACATCCGGCTTAATGGGTAAAGAGAATTACGACAACATTAATGATATGTTCTCGTATTATGTACCTCTTAGGGGGTGGAAAGAGGATACGTCAGCAGATGTGTATAACTACATAGAACTTGATAGACCGGTATTTAACGCTCCCGTTGTGACAGCTAAAGGGCGTTTATCGGTATCCGATGATCCAATAGCAACTATAGCCAATATGGCTGAAAGTGCTATATTGCAAGGGAATAGAAATCTCATGAAACAGAAGTTCCTTAACATGGCATTGAATCATAAAACGCCATTGTTAACCGTTAAGGAAATGTGGTATGTGAATAACGGTACGGACAAAGCTCCTGACTGGGTAGAGTCTCTTCCTGATATTCCGGAAGGAGCCACCGCAGAAGAAGTCAGTGAGGCTGTGGAAGCTCACTACAATCTAATGCGCGATCTCCAAAAAGAAGGGCGTGCGAAGAAAGACAAGAAAGGTCTTAATATCTCTTATAGAGCAAATGACAGGGAAAAGCGTCAGCACGCTGTAGTTGTTAAGAGAAACGGAAAAGAGCAGGTTGTTTTCGTAAATGGCAATCCTAGAGCTGCTCAGGCTGTTAACGGGCTTACAAATCCTGATGCGGTAAGTCACAAACTGATAGAGTGGATAGGATGGGCTAACAGGCAGTTGGCGGCCAACTTTACGACTAGGAACCCAGCCTTTGTTTTGAGTAACCTATCACGAGATTTGATATTCTCTTCATCTGCTGTTTTAATCAAGGAAGATGGGAAATATTCTAAGAGATTCACTTCTAATCTCCCTAAAACAACGGCTAATATAGCCGGTTTAATGAAGAGGAGGTATAAAGGTGAGCTCAGAGATTTTGGAATGGATAAATATTTCAAGGAGTTCTTGGAAAACGGAGGAGAAACAGGTTATTCAATGCTTACATCAGTCGATGAATATAAGAAGCTAATAGAGAAAGACCTTTTGAAATTGGATGGGAAAGTAGATATTGGTAGAATCATAGGATTGAAGCCCGGAAAGGTGACAACTCCTACTACGTTAGGTATTGTTCCGGCACTTAAAAGTTTGGCTAGTTTTATTGAATTTAGTAATAAGTGCGCAGAGGATATATCTAGGTTTAACACCTACCTAACATCTCGTCAGATGGGAAGAACTGTCGTTCAGTCTATTAATGATGCAAAAGAGGTCACTGTTAACTTCAATAAAAAGGGAGCAGGTGGATGGGGCGCTACCACGGCTAAATCTTTATACTTATTCCTTAATGCGGCTGTTCAGTCTCTTACTAATTTTTACAGATTAGGAAAGAATAATCCAATTAAGTTTAGCGGTGTAGTTGGTGGTTTTGTATCTGCAGGAATCTTAATACCTATGTTCAATCAGATGTTGATGAATATGTTTGGAGGTGATGATGATTCTTATGATAATCTTCCTGAATGGGTTAGAAAGAACAATTTCTGTCTATGGTTGGGAGGAGATAGCTTCCTTACGATACCACTCCCGATAGAGTTAAGAGCATTCTACGGCATGGGTGAGATGTTCACTCAATGGTCCGGTGGAAAGATGAAAGGTGAAAATGTTGGATTAAAGATGATCGGACAGATAACGGAGTTGTTGCCACTTGATCCAATGGGAACCGGCGCTGCCGTACCTGATGCTGTTAAACCTATATGGCAATCATATACGAATGAGGACTTTTTTGGTAAACCAATTTATAAGAAAACTCCTTTCAACGAAGATATGCCAGAATACACCAAAGCGTTTAAGGGCACCAATAAGCAACTTGTGGAATCGGCTGAATTTCTGAATGAGATTACAGGAGGAGACAAATATACCAAAGGTTCTATTGACCTGAATCCGTCAATAGCGGAGCATTTGGTAGAGGGCTATCTGGGTGGTATGGGAAAGACTCTTAATCAGACATGGAAAACAATCTCTATGATTTGGGATGAAGATCAGCGTGTTATGAGGAACGTTCCCGTTGCCAATAGGTTCTTGTCAGAGACGGACGAAAAGAACGCATTTTCTAGGGTTGGCAAGGCTTATAATAATTACCGAAAAGAGTATGATCTGACCAATCAAAGGCTCAAAGGGTATGAAAAGGAAGCAGACAAAGGAGTGTTTGAGTTTGCCGAGAAAGCAAACAGTCTCTATAATTCACCCGAATACAAGCGTTATGAGGTATTTAAAGAGTATCAGAAAGAGATTGATTATCTATATGACGAATTAAAAACCGCAGACGGTGCAGAAAAAGCGTCTTTAAATAACACTCTCAACCTTACCAAGACTCAACTGGTTGAAGCTTTAGACGCGATAGAGTAATATATACAAAGGGTAATAGAAAAAGCTAAGTAATTTTACATTATGAGAAAACTTATCCGAAAAAGTAAAATATCCAATCTGGATTCCGTAAGAAATCAGAAGGAGTACACAGAAGAGCGAATGTTTGATGTTCTTCTCCAAGCCCAATATGCGTGGTCTAACATGGATCAATTCAGAAAAGATAGAGAGCGGTCCAAAAAGTTCTGCTATGGAGATCAGTGGTCTGACCTTGTAAGGTATGGAGATAAAACAGTTAAAGAGGAGGATTACATCATATCAGAGGGTGGAATACCTTTAAAAAACAACTTGATAAGGAGGCTTGTAAGGACTGTGATGGGAACTTATCGCTCACAGTCCAAAGAGCCTACCTGTGTAGCCAGAGACAGAGATGAACAGTCTCTTGGAGAAACGATGTCGGTAGCATTACAGTGTAATTATCAGGTTAACCGCATGAATGAGGTTAATGGGCGAACGTTTGAAGAGTTCTTAATATCAGGGGCTGCCGTACAGAAAGAAAGCTATGGATGGAGAAACGATAAGATGGATACATGGACAGATATGGTATCTCTCAATAATTTCTTTGTGGATAGCAACATGCGAGATATCCGTCATTGGGATTGTTCTCTTATAGGAGAGATACACGATCTTACATTTGAAGAACTATGTTCTAAGTTTGCTCATTCCCCGTCTGATGTTAGTAGGTTGAGACAAATCTATTCAAGTGCTTCTCACAGAGAGTATATGTCAGGGTACCTAAGTAAGTTTGGATATTCAGACCTAAAGAACATAGACTTCTTCTCACCTTATAACACAAATATGTGTAGGGTTATCGAGGTGTGGAGAATAGAACAAAAACCTAGGTTCAGGTGCCATGACTACTTGAACGGAGACTTTTATAAAGATGAGGTAGAAAACGAAGAGAATATAATAATAGAGAATAATTCTCGTATCCAGCAAGGTTTAGAGGTTGGAATGGAAAGGGATGATATACCACTTATCGAGTATGAATGGTTTATGGATTCCTATTGGTACTATAGGTTCCTCACCCCCCTTGGAGATGTGTTGTCAGAGGGTGAAACTCCTTTTAAGCATAAATCTCACCCGTATACGATTAAACTATATCCTTTCTTAGATGGGGAGATTCACTCGTTTGTAGCTGATGCTATTGACCAGCAAAAGTACGTGAATAGACTTATCATGATGAATGATTGGATTATCAGGTCTTCCTCTAAGGGCGTATTGTTATTCCCGGAAGAACTTATACCTGACAATCTGTCTATTGAGGATATTGCAGAGGAATGGACCAGATTTAATGGTGTGATAGCTATCAAATCTAAGCCAGGTGTCGAACTGCCTAAGCAAGTAGCCACAAACTCCACCAATATAGGTATTCATGAGATGTTACAACTTCAGATGAATATGATGGAGGATGTTACAGGTGTTACCGGTGCGCTTCAAGGTAAGCCGGGATACTCGGGTATGAGTGCTGCTTTATACTCTCAACAGATGCAGAATGCAAGCTCTTCCCTACTTGATTTACTAGAGACTTTTGATAGCTTCATAGTTGATGCAGCTTATAAAAAGGTAAAGAACATACAACAGTTCTATGATGATAAAAGAGTTATCAATATAGTTGGGAATAAGGCTAGTTCATTAATTGAGTATGATCCTGAAAAAATTTCCGATGTTGAATTTGATTTGAGCGTTATTCAATCAACTTCTACGCCTGTCTATAGACAGATAGCTAATGAATTCTTGATGGAGATATGGAGGCAAGGACAAATATCTATTGAACAACTTCTTCAGCATGGTGATTTCCCATTTGCCGATACGCTACTACAGAGTTTGCAGACACAACGCGAACAACTAGAGAAAGGAGAAACGCCCGATGCGCTACCTCCTATCCCGATGCAATAAAAAAAGGGGAGCTTAACGCTTCCCTTTTGATTTATACTCAAGCCACATGAGTTTCTTTCTTTTTATAACATGATCGTCAACGGGAATATTATCCCTTGTCGGTGTCATGTAGAAGCACTCCCTGATGATGTCAAACATGCGCACTTCTTTATTGATTTGTCCTCTTCGTTTATAACCTCTGAAACTTTTTCGGTTGATTATAATCAACTTGTCTTTTTCGTCAGGTACCACAAAAAAACGCTCTTTGTACTTTTCATGAAGTTCATCTGCTTTTCGTTTCGCGTACCATAACTGCAATTCTGCAATTTTCATTCTAATGTATTTCATACTCAAATTGTTGCCGCACTTGCCGGCCGGCTTGCGCGTGGTTTATTAATCTTTTCTATTCTCTTCGGAAGCTCCATTTCGCAATAAACGATAAACAGTCCGATAGCTCTTGTCATCAATCTATCATCATGTTCTCCTGGTATTGCTCCAAAGGACCCGTTTTGTTTCTTCTCGTAAACTACAAATTCGTCTATCGCCTCGCTGCTACGCTCTACCCATGCCTGTAGCCTTACCATCTTAATTAAATGGTCTATAATCATAGGTTTGGTGGCTGTATTGGTATGGAATCCATACTTTCTAGGCACACCGGCTATTATATCTTCTTCGGACTGTTTCCTAGCGTATAGGTTCTCATACACATTCCCTATTTGGTTAAGTATAAATTCGGTATGATTTCCGTCTGTATCGCGTTCTTTGTCTTTTGTTTCTAGTGTGTTGGATTCAATGACTAAGAGCGCATTGTGGTATAAGGTTGCTATCTGGGCAGCTTTCCACGCTAATAAGTCGTGATCTATATGGCCATGCCATTCAGCTACCACTTCGGGTTTATCACCTTCCATCATCCAGTACCTGTCTATTACTAGTATATCTGAAAAGTCAGCTCCCTTTGACCGTCCTCCCACGTCTACAATGACAGCGTATCTGTTTTTAATATCCTCTTCCGGAAGAGCGTATACAGATAAACATCCTTGCGTATCTTGAGTGAATCTTACGTTTTTAAGGGCATCTCTTCCTTCGAATCCGTCTGCAATAACATCTCCTATGTATTGAGGTTTCCTAGTTGACTTTCTAAGTTCCTCAAGCTTAACTCTGTCAAATACCATTTTACCTGAGTGCTTGAACGCCTCTATATCGTCACTAGGGAACTCGGCAGCCATATCGGCATGGGAGTTATACCCTTTTCTCTTAACGATATACCAGTTAATAGCCTCAAGTGTAGCTCCTAAATTCCATAGGTACCAATAATATGTTCCCGGCTCACTCCTATCTGTTGAGTAGGTGCTGTTCCTATTGTCTATAATCCAATCAGCAAAAGCTTCTTTTTCTTCTTTCGTCTTGAAAGGTTTAGAGTACATCGGAATTTCATACCACGCAACAAATACGGGCTCTCTTTCTGATTCTCCATTTTTAGCAGCCAACCATTCTTTATGGAAAAAGTTACCCGTTCCATTGGGTGTTGACTCTATTGCATCAAGTGTCAATTCTTCAAGTAAGATAGATGATGATATGGACCGTATAATATCTTCCGGTGTCTTCCCGTCTGTTGCTTTCCAGAATGCCACTTCCGACATGTGAGATTCAGATATATCACCTCCTCGGATAGAGTCAGGACGCTCGGCCGTTCCGATACATATAACAGTGTCTCTTATTATCTTTCCCTTTTGGGTGACAATGGTATCGTTATGAGAACCTTCGTATGGTTTTAGTTCTAGTGGACTGTTATCCGTACCATTAAGTAAGAATGGAGGGTAATCCCTAAGCATCTTAGTGTACATCGCTCTGATCTTACGTGATGTGCCTGAATCTTGAGCGATAATAGCCGAGTAGAATCCTTCTTTATGCACCAATTGAATCCATGCTATGTATAACTGAATGAGAGTTGATCCTCCCCACTGTCTGGCCTTAAGGAGTATAATTCTTATAGGCTTACCATCTAGCCTCATTCCTTCTAATATATTGAGAAGCTTTATCTGTGGTTTGTTTAGTTTGAATGGAATGTTCTTACCTCCTTTTTTATTTTTTATCTTTGCTGCAAAAAAAGCCCAAAAGCAAAAATCATGTTTTACCCTTGCTTTTATGATGCCTTTTTCTACTTCAAGTTTATTGTCTTCATCGTAATACCCAAATTCGCTGATGATGAAATCCTTTATTGTTTTGTGTTTGATTAGTTTTTTGATTAAAGGTACATTCTTCATCTGTACCGGTATATACTGCTTGGGAATATAAAAATCAGGAATGTAGAGGGTGAATCTATCTAGGATAGCACCTTCTCCGGTAAGGGGATCAAATGGAGCGTTAATCTCTTTGTTCCTGTTATCGTTTTCCTTTAATATACTCTCTCTTTTCATTGTATGATTTATATTCTCTTTCTATGGCTGAATATATTAGCCCGAAAATGAATGATATGATGTGAATCTTATAATTAACTCCGGGCATAAAGCACGAAAACAAAGTAAATGCAGCTCCTATTAAAAACGGTCTCCATGCTCCGAACACATTCATCCCAAGCATGATATATACAATACCAGAAGCTCCTACTGTTGGATTGTCTGATTGGGATAATAACGAAGCTATCACTCCTAATACGTAAACGTGTACTAGATTAGTACGCTCTTTTGTGCAGAGAAATATAGCGTACATGTTAATCAAAAGATGAATAAGTGAAGCATGCATGAACATGTAGTATAAATGCATGTAAGGTGAAATACTAAATGGGATGAAATACCCTACCAATAGTGTCGAAGCTGCTTTAATTTTTTTTCTAACCATCTTTTTTTCGCATAATGGATAATAACTTTTGCCGATTCTGTTGTGAGATAAAATTCGGGTGCTCCTGATTCAAGAACATCTCCAATTTCTACGGGTCCAAGTTTTTCCAGTTCTACCACTCGTCTGTATATCTCCTCAAACATCTTCCTTTTGTTCGGTTTCATATCTAAAAGATCGTAACCATGTTTCATTTTGGCTATTACTGTTTTTGCTCTAGTCTCAGAAACCCAGAAACGCGAACAGGGAAGTTTAACCGCACGTGCTAAAACATCGCACATGTTAAAGGGAGGTCTTATATCTGAAAGCACAGTATTATATGCTTTGATTAGCTCGGTATCCCTTTGATAACGGTATTCAAATTCAGTATTTCTGTATCCCATGCTAACAAATTTACTTATAACAGTTAATACATACAAACATGAATCGAAAGAAGAACTTTACATTTGTTCGTATCATAAATGAAAAGTAATATCAAATAAATAAAATGTATGGAAAAGGCTGATAATCAAGTAGTTAAGACGAAAAGAGACTTGCTTCTCGAAAGGCTTAGGACTAAGTATCCTGAGGATAATTTTGATGAAGAAGATGCTTTGTATGGAAAAATTTACGATGATTACGACAATTACGACAATAAAATGTCTGAATACAAAAAGAATGAAGAGGGATTATCTAAGATGTTTTCCTCTGATCCTCGTTCGGCCGCTTTCTTAATGGCGTGGAAAGCCGGTGAAAATCCTGTCGTTCAACTCGTGAAAATGTTCGGTCCAGATTTCATGGATGCAATGAATGATCCTGAAAACATGGAAAAGGTGGCAGAGGCTCGTTCGGAGTATCTTGAAAAACAGGCTAACAACGAAAAACTGCAAGCGGAGGCAGAAAAGAATCTAGCTGATTCACTTGAAGAACTTGATAAACTGCAAGAAGAAAAAGGTCTTAGTGACGATCAGGTTCAGCAAGCATTTGAATTTATTGCCGGTATCATAGATAATGGTATCGTGAATAGGATTGAACGTTCGACTTGGGAGATGGCGTTTAAAGCTTTGAGTTTTGATCAGGCGGTAGAAGATGCCGCTCTTGAGGCAGAGATTAAAGGAAGAAACGCTAAGATTGAGGAAAAGCTGAAAAAGACTAATCCCGATCTTCCTCCTATGATTGCAGGTAATTCAGGTAAGCCGGCACCCACTCCAAATTTCGGAGCATTAGATAGGGTCTCAAACGCAGATGATATTTGGAATAAGGGATCAGAGAGAAGAATAAAGAGAAAATAATTTTAATTAATGTGTTATGAAGAAAAGTTTATTATTGTTAGTGAATTTATTGCTTGTCGTTTTGGCATTTGCTACAGGAGCGGCAGGTAACGTTTTGATGGCGGAGGGCATTGTTCCCGATGCTGATGTTACGCCACTTCCCGATGGAGGTGTGACCGTTAAGTCAGGATTAACCGAGGCGATAGGCAGGTCGGCTGTAGATGGGTTATATTTATCGGAAATAGATCAGCGTATCACCAAGATTCGTCCTATGTCTACTCCGGTTGACCAGATTTCAAGGTACGCTAAAGCTATGGAATCGAAGTCGTTTGAGGTAAAGTATTACACTGTTAGTTCTAAACCCATTAAGACTACTTTAAAGACGGCAATAGCTGCTGCTCAATCATCTGGAACAACTTATGAACTAGGCGTTAACGATGAGAGCATGTTTGACGTTGACGATACTATCCGCGTGGTAGGAGTTAAAGGTAAGGTTGATGGAGGCGCAACAAATGCCGATGAAGATTTGGTTCTTCACGTTGTCGGATTATCAGATACAAGCGGATTACCTACTGTTAGAGCGGTTAATGGATTGACAGCGACTAATGGTGAACCTACTTGGTTACCGGATATTCCGGCGGGTACTGTATTGGTTCGTATGGGTAAAGCGTGCGCTGAGATTGATGCTCAAGCGGCTGTATTCTCTAATGTTCCTACTCCCGAGACACAGTATTGCCAGAACTTCATGATTCAGGTTGAAGAGTCTACGTTTAATAAGATTGCCGTTAAGGAAGTTAACTGGAGCTTCTCAGACTTGGAAGAAGATGCTATCTACGATATGCGTTTAGTTCAGGAGAACTCGTTCTTATTCGGAGCAAAAGGTAAGATCACCAACCCTAAAAAGTCTAATCAGCCTGTTTACTTCACAGGAGGTATCTGGTGGATGGCAGGTAAGGATATTACCGCAGGTACGTACGATGCAACAAGTGGAGCTACTACTATGACCGATGATCAATTGGTAGATATTGCTAAGGACTTATTTGTTGGTAGCGGTGTAGGCAATAAGAGAAAAGTGGGATTGTTCGGTTCTGACTTGATGGCCGTATTCTCTAAAATTAAGTCTGAAAGATTCAAACTAAAAGAATCTGTAGAGGTTTGGAACCTGAAATTCAAATCATTTGATACCGATTTCGGTGAAGTACTTGTTATGCACCATGAACTGTTTGACCAGAATGGAATGTCTGATCAGGGTTTAATTATGGATCCTAGCTTCTTGACTAAGAGAACATTTATCTCATGGACCAGATCAGTTCTTGAATTGAAGAAAGCGGGTGTTAGAAACACTGATGCCGTTGTTCTGCAGGAGGTTGCATGTTTGTATCTCCGTTATCCTAAGGCTCACGCACGTATTAAGTTGGCGTCTGCATAATTCACTCATAAGTTTAACTGTAAAGCCCTCCCCTGGTTACAAGAGGGAGGGCTTTTAATTTAAAAAGCCATGAAATTTATATCTAAAAAAAATATATCGTTCCATTTAATGATTAATGGGAAGTGCTTACATGTTCAATTCATCCCCTTAACACGAGGAGGTTCTTACTATGAGACTAACAATCCTAATGTTATTGATGCACTGAAAGCCCGCTCTGTTTATGGTATTGATTACACAGTAGAGGAATCGGTTGTAAAGGAAGTGAAAACAGAAACACATCCTACTCTTGAAGATGTGAAGTTCAGCAACCTTGCTGATGCTGCCTTATTCGCAAAAGAGAAAGGGCTTGAAGTGAAGAAGTCAAAAGCTTCTATCACCGAGGCGTTAAAAGGAATTGGTTTTAATTTAATCATAGAGTAATGGATTACAGTGTACAAGATATAATAACTGCCGTGAGAGTGTGTTTGGACGAAGATAGCCAAAACTTGATTATAGATGACGGGGCTTTATCTCTTGACACTATAATCACGCAAAAGATACCTGACGGAGTGCGCACTGTCACGGAGGCGGCTCCGTCTAGCATGGTTGACGGAGATAAATCATTTGCTTCACAGTTGGTGTGGGAAAGCGGACAGACGGGTGTCGGGATGGCTTATACAGAATTGCCGTCTGATTTTATGCGGTTGGCTATCTTTCAGATGTCTGATTGGAAACGACCTGTGTTAGAGCCTATCGAAGATACAGATTCAAAGTACTTCCTGCAAAAATCTAAGTTCCCCGGAATCAGAGGAAACATTGATAAGCCCGTTTGTGCTATTACAACCTCGTCTACAGGGAAAAGGATGGAGTTCTATTCGTCAGTTGAGGGATCGACAGTTATTGTTAAGGTAGCAAGGTACGTATCTTATCCAAAGATAGTGGATAATAGCGTATTTATAGGGGATAAATTATACACTCCATCAATCTATTATATTGCCGGATTGGTATTGAACACATTCAAAGATGCTCATTCAGACCGGTTGTTTCAAATCGCTAAAAGCTATATAAATGGCTGATCTACATAACCTAGGTTCATATAATACACTCGAGGAAGTATGGAAGCTCCTCCCGTACGGTGGTTGCCCCGGTGATTACGTTTATATAGCTGGGGAACAGATATATTGGAATGAGTATAGGAATGTATGGGGCAATCCCGATGCTGCGGTATCTACCGATCCGACACAAACAATAAACGGAGATTTAACCGTAACTAAAGACTTAACTGTAGGAGAGCATACATTAGGGAATACGGCTAAGTACAATTCTTTAGAGGTTGATAACATCGTAATAAATAGTGATCCGTTTGCTGCTAAAGATCACGATCACGATTTAACGTATTCTAAGATTGGGCATGTGCATAATTATGCTCCTAAGTCACATAGGCATAATGTAGATGATATTGATGGACTTGGAGAAGTTCAAGGAGGTGGAAACGTAGACATAGTTACTGACTATGATACAGATGTTCCATCAAACTCTAATATCCCGTCTATGCTTAGATTGTTAAAGGAGTTATCGGAAAATAATGAAGCTATTGCTGAAATGTTTCTCCGTAAAGACCAACCAGACACGGCCGCTAAGGTTATTACTTTCATTGAAGGTCTGATTTCAAAAGGACTCATTGAGGCAAAAGGAGGTATTAGGTTACCTTCCGGAGCGGCTTTATACTCTGCATATTTAGATGGTACTTTAGCCTTTGCGATGGATGAAAACGGCTTTGTAATCTACGAAAAAGGTACTGCAAACAAATGGAGTGTCATAACTAGCGCGGGTGCGGAATTTCAGAATTTAGTTATTAAGTTCCTCGCTCAAATTACAGATTTAGAGGTATCGAATAAGGCTACTACGCTTGATTTAGTAGTGCAAGCACTTGCAAAGACTTATAACCTGACTGTAGATAATACGGCCGATATTATGCATGGGATCATTCGGGAGTATTTAACTTCCGAATCCTTTGTTTCCGGCTTTTTAGGCAGTGGTTTTAAAATATGGAAGGATGCAAACGGAGATTGGTGCGGTGAGTTTGATAAACTGACGGTTCGTAAGATATTTACCGTATTTGAACTTGTGGTTCAAAAGGTGATTCATCAGGGCGGTCAGGTAATTCGTTCGGCTGCCGGTGGTAAACTAGTCAAGGTTACCGATGGTGGTACTTATTGGAAATGCGAGCATGATTCTACCGATGATTTTCTTCTTGATGATCAAGTATTATGCCAGACCTTTACGGGTACCAGCATTAAACGTTATTGGCGCAAGGTTACTTCTGCCGGAGCGGGGTATTTCAATCTGAGTAAAACAGATTGTGAGGCCGGAAGCGCAAACCCCGAAGTTGGTGACAATGTGGCCGTATTGGGTAATCGTACCAACACAGACCGTCAAAGCGCACAGATTGATTGTGCTGTAGGTGTTGATGCTCCTTACAGGGATGATTATGCAGGGATTAACTCTTACTCTTTGGCTGGTAAACTTATTAATCGTACAGGTAACTTGTCGGGTATAACTGATCCTGATTTTGGCGTACTGTCCGGGAGCGGCTTAATTGGTATGAACGCTTACCTGAAGGGAGTGTTTCGTCTCAAATCTTCCGGCAAATTAGTTGAAGATGCTATATCGGATGCTCAATCTGAATCGAATGCTTATACCGATGGTAAGATTACCACGATAGAAACAAACTTTGAGATTCGCGAGGGGCAAATAAGCAGCAAGGTTACACAGGCGACCACGGCAGCCACACAAGCATCCGGCTATGCAACGTCTGCCTCGGGTTCTGCATCTACAGCTGGTGCTAAGGCAAGCGAAGCGGCTGGCTCTGCTTCTACTGCCACAACCAAAGCAACCGCAGCTTCAAACTCTGCTACTGCTGCAGCGGGCAGTGCTACAACAGCCGGACAAAAGGCTGCCGATGCTGCCGGCAGTGCTACAGCCGCACAAGATGGAGCGGATGATGCAGCTACGATCTTATCGCAGGTTACGACTAAAGAGAGTAGTATTAATCAGACAGCCAGCAACATTACTTTGCAGGTGAGCGAAGTAACAACTAAGGTCGCAACGGCCACAAATGCAGCGAACACGGCTACCACTAAGGCGGGCGAGGCTTCCACCTCAGCTACAAATGCGGCTAATAGTGCTAATCAGGCATCTAATATATTAACTACTGTCACATCGAAAGAGACAAGCATTAACCAAACAGCACAGGCAATAGAGCTTAAAGCAGTTCGTGCTGAGAGCGCTGCCGGACGTGCAGAAAATGCAGAGGCAAGCATCAATTTAAAGGCCGACGGAATAGTTTTACAGGCAAGTAGTCAAGCGGGACAGCAAGCTGTAAATGGCGTGCAGATTGGTGGGCGAAACTATATTAGAAATGGCAGTAAGTTTCTGAATACGGGATGTTGGAATGTGTACAACTCTTTAATCGACTCGATTGATAATTCATACGGAATACGTAATGATGTATGGTCTGGCTATGAAGCAGCTTTGCAATTATATGTTT